GTGGAATTACGGATATATGGAACTTGTTTAATCTACGTCTTTCATCATTTAAAGCCTGAAAAATTGAACGATTCATAGCCACATCTTCAACTGTACTTGATAAACAATGATACTTCTCATGAAGTTCCAATATATAATCAACTACTCCTTTCTTCCCAATTATTTCCCCATCTGTCATAGACTTTGATCCAATGGTGGGTATTGACTTATGTCTTTCATAGTGAAGAACATAAAGATTGTTTTCCATATCAACTGCCACAGCCATTATAACAGAATAATCAGATTCCTTAGTATCTATATCTGTTGCGGGGTCACAGCCTAAGAATGTATTAACAGGAACTTTATCTCCACTAATATATAGATAATTAACATCATTATCACTATCATGTTCATAATGTCCTTCCCAATATCTAATATCACTATGTTTCCATACAGAGTCTTCCTCTGACTGAACTTCCATCATATATTCTTGATAGAACTTGGATGGAGTCCCTGAGTCTTGGTAAAACTTCTTTTTCTCTTCTAATTTTTTAAGTGGAAACCAACTATCCCATAATGGAGAACCATCTTGAAGAATAGCCTTATATGTTATGACTTTCCAAGCAAACTCTCTTTTATCTTTCTTAGCCTTCGCATTAGAGGTAATAAGATTATTAATAAAGGAATCATAATGTACGGGAGTGCCATTAACACGGAGCCTACCAGTATGAGGTTCAAGCGCAGGATAAACAACGGCAGTAACAAGATTTGCATTTTTAGACCTCGCATCATGGGTGATTGTGTTTGCTTCATGCTCAAAATCATCTAATATAATCAGATCATATCTTTTATGTAACTTAGCACCACCACGAATACCAGCAACATTACTTTTAGATATAAGTTTACATCCATTAGAAAGTTCTACATCTTCCTCTGTCCACTTTCTTCCTTTTAGATTACCAAAATAATATTTAATACTATCATTAAACTCAAAATGATACTTAATATAATCCATATTACCAGTTGAAAGCTTCTGAGTAGCAGATACCCAAGCATAGAAATGCATATCATCTTTAGGAGTAAAACAGAAATCTTTTATAATAGAACACTTAGTTAATACAGTTTTACCGTGCCCTCTAGGAAGAATGATTGCTAATTGCTTACATTCCTTGTCATCAATAGCATCAGCCATCTCATAATGAAATGGGGGAGTTTCGCTTCTCTTGAAATCATCTGGAAGGAATAATTTACCAAATGCTATTAAATCTTTTCTAGCTAGTTGGAGTACTTCCTCAGCCTCAGAGACGTTTCTTGAATTTATATTCAATCTGTCATATTCCCAATTAATGTAGGAACTTCAATATTCTCAATGATTCTTACAAGAGTTGTGAGCTTTGAAACAACACTTGATGTTGGGTTCACAATATGAAATTCGCCTATTCCCATTGATAATGTTTTCATTTCCTTTATTGCTTCTCCTAGAGTTAGCTTTTTTCCTAAAATCGTATTCGCATTCTCCACTCAATTAGTCCAACATTTTATCCTATCTTTTGAAAATTCTATTGTAGTCCACCCAGCTCTCACTATTGGGTAGAAGCTGTACCTTGCATATTCAGCGTAACGCAAGAAACTTCCACCACGAATATACCAACGTCTGTACAATGTTTCCTCATCGTTTACTATTTTTAAAGAGTCAATTGGCTTTACATACAGTTGATGATTATGACCTAAGAAAAATACATCACCCTGACTATATACAGCAGCCATTTTGTCTAATTCTAAATCTCCGTTCTTTCCACCACTTTTCCCATGACCACTTACCAAATTCCACCTTGTTCCCTGAACATCTATCCTAGTATATCCCGGCATTGGATAATATGGAACATTAAGTTCATTCGCAATCAATTTAACTATATCTAGGTCTAGAATAATCTGACTTCTTAAGAAATCATGGTTTCCACCTCTTAAGAATAGACATTTATCTCTTATTGGCTGTACTAAATCAAGAAATGTCAAATATTGTTCTTCTGGAGGTATTGATTGTCCTCTTTGAGATATTGATTTGTAACCCGGTGGTATTAATTCTATTAAGTCTCCATTACCAAACCATCTTGCATTAGGGTCTTCCATAATAGTAACAATACACTCTTTAAACTTCTTCATGTCAAACTCACTGGCTCCAACATGAACATCTGTTAACCCATGTATTCTTACTTTCTCATTATATTTTACTGAAAGTATTTTCCCGGAAGATATTTCTGGCAGTCTTCCTCTAACTTCTGTATCAATTGGTAGAGAATACCACTTCTTACAGCTTTTACAAGACATACGTTGATATAAAGCACCCTCACTGTTTTTTCTTTTCCCCTCTTTAACTACATAAAGAGAAGAGCAATGTGGACATACCATTATCTACTCTACTTTCTCAGCTGGTAAAGCCTCTCTTTTAGCAGAGTCTAAAATTTCAGGATCAAATCCATCAAACATACCAAAAACCCCCATTTCTCTTTGTTTTATAGTAGTCGTACCTAAAGTACCAACAACTTTTCCTAATTCTTTTACAGATTGCAACTTAATGTTCTCATCATCACTATTGTCAACAAGACACTTTAATGTCCTTAGAACATACTCATGGTCAATACCTAGACCTTTAGCAACATCTAAAGCCCCTTTCTCAATTTCTTTTATTACTCTATCTTGTTTTAATAACACTAGACCTTTTCTCCTTGCTTTATCATGATTATCCTCTGTGAACGCATCCATGTAGGATTTAGCAATCCCAATGCCAGATATAACATTTGCGGAAAACGCTCTTTCTTTCTTTGTCGTTTTGTCCCTTTTTTTAATGTTGTCTCTAGTATTTTTGATATTAGTACTAAATGTATACCTGTTTGGATGTTTCTTGAAATCAGTATCCATATATGAATTATCTTTGATAATAAAAGTGCCAACAACAGTACGAACATATCCGTCAGCATTTTTATAATTTTCAGAATCATTTGGATGCTTAAGTTTTGCCTTCCTGAGTATTTGTATGACCCCAAGATCATCTGCTAATACCCACTGCCCTTCATGTGAGTCTCTCCAGTTGAACTGTACATTAGTATCTGGATTATACTCCTTAAACTCATCAATGTCTTTATAGACACAATGTTCTATTCCCTTAATTCTTTTGACTCTCATCAAAGTCTGGAAAGTTTATTTCTACTAGTTCTCTGACTTGTTCAGTAAGGCTATTAATTAGTTGTGATACAACTGGGTGAATTTTATATACACTACCATCTATTTCAATTGGCACAAACGGGAATTCATGTAATTCAACACTGCTTGAGGTGTCTTTGTTTTCCATAGGCAAATATAACGCTTTTTTACCCAAAAAGTTTATCGTTTGTTTGAAAGCTTGTATTCCTCTCTGTAAGCTCTCATAATCTTCTCCAATTCTTTCTCTGTACAATCTTCCATACGTTTTGATCCAACAATATGAAACTTAATAATAAGAGTCCTATCAATGTCTATGTAGTCACTCTGTATAATTCCCAACTTTTTCCTGAAAGTTTCAAAATTCATATATTAATTAATAGGCTCTATATATATAAAAGAATGTAATATAGAAAACCTATAAGTCAATAGTTAAATATACAATTACTGAAAAAATAGCACCATTTTGATATGCACATATATTCATCCCCCATAGGGGTGAGTAGAGGAATATCTAATTCCTTCTTTTAGTTAGAAACCAATAACCGATGAAAGGGGTAACTGATGACACATCAACTTTACCTTGAAATCAATGGTCGGTGGGTTCTCGTTCCTTGTTCCATTATGGTACTGGAAGTGGACTCATCAATTTGTGAAGTAACCTTCCGTACAGGGACTATCATGTACTTCCCTAAGGCAGAGGTGGACAAGTTGGCACAACAGGCAGCCAGGTTCCAGAACTCACCTAAGACTCCGTACGAGTATCAACCAGTAGTGGACTGATTCCACCCCCTTCGGGGGGACTGTGGTGAAAAATAGTGACATAGTGGTTGGATAGATACACATACTTAGTGACAAATACTGACCACTACTCACTTATAACTACCTCTTTTAACAATAACATGGGGCACAACATGACATTATCTAAAGTACTTAAACAAATAACCCTATCTAAATATATTGACTTCTTAATCAACTCTGTATTCGTTACATTTGGTGCATTAACAACACTATTAACAATCTATTTCATGGTATACATGGCATACATATTGGTAACATTATGACTAAGATTAAACTTGTACCAAAGCAAGAACAAAAAATTAAACAAACTCAAAAGAAGAGTAGTCGTGGAGCTCCTCCATCAAAACATCTTTGGTTCAAAGAACACGGCCCTAAGTGTACTTGTCCCGATTGTCGTAGGTATTATATTCTTGACAATGGTGAATTAAAAGAAAAGATGAAGAGTATACTTACATTGGACAGAGATCATACACTTGATACCTATGAATATGTTAATAGTAAGAAAAGAAATAAATTTAGAGATGCATTTATATTTAATGGCAATGGCAAATTTGATTAATCTTAAAGAGGGGTAAAAAATGAACTACGCAGACAAATATTGTACTTATACTGAAGAGTATGAGCCTGAACATATTTATACATTTACAGGCATTGTGATAAACACAGGCAAAGAACAATCTGTAACAGTTAAAGCACCAGATTTATTTAAATACAGACAAGGTGCATACATTCAAGATGCATTCCCATATTTATCTCCAGCACAAAGAGAATTCTTATTAAGTGGTCATATGTTTATTAGTAAAGAGGATGAAATAAAAATGTTTAATTATCAAAGAGCACGCTATCGTATCACTTGTGCAGATGGGTTCTCAATGTCAGTACAAGCATCTGAACTCAATTACTCTACTCCAAAAATTAGTGGATGGGATACTATTTATAGTGAAGTTGAAATTGGTTTCCCAAGTCAAATAGTTAAAGATTTATTACCATACGCAGAAGATGAAGATGACCCAATTAATACAATTTATGCATATGTACCAGCAATCATAGTATGTAAAGTGATAGCAAATCATGGCAATATTGATGATGGCGAAGTACCATGTATGGTAGTAAGACCACCAGCTAACAAATCTATTAAATTCACTAAGAACTGGAATGATGAAAATGGCAAACAAAAAAGCAAAAAGCCGAAAAAGAAATCGTAGACTTATAAATATTAAACTTAATAGAGAAGGAAGAACTCCTAATCAAATAGAAAGTAAAAAACGCAAAAAACAGCGTAGAGAGGCTAACATAATCCATCATGAATAAAATAAACAATAGAGATGAACTGCCATCAAAAGATAATAAAATCCGTTTAATTACATATTTTATAAGTATCTTTGCTCATGTTACTCATAGAATGGCATCATTAGGAGAAAATGGTGATACACTTAATGAGATGCAAGAAACAATTGCATTGGTGATGACGAGACTACAAGTAACATTATTCCCAGAACTAAAA